AGCGACGTGTCGGTGCCGTTCCACAGCGCCACATCGTGCGTGCGCAGCAGTCCATCCACCGAATCGGCCAAGTCCTTCGCCTGCAAGTAAGCAAACTGGCTCTGTTGCGCCGTCACTTCCAGGTCAAACAGGTTGTAGTTGAGTTGCGACACCAGCGCCTTCAGTGGCACTGCCATTTCCACGCGCGTCGGCGATCCCACTACCGGCGCGATGTTGCGTGGGTCGACAAACGCCTGCGACGCCGTCGGAGCGTTAATGGCGGTCTCTTCGAAAAACCGTGACGGATGCCCCGTTGCCGGCACTTGCTTGATCCTCTGCCCAAACGCGCCACGCCGTCGCACGATGTCGAAGATCTCCGTCTGGTACCGGTCAATCTCAATCGCGCCCGGCCCAAGGTAGTCTGCCGACGCGTACAAATCCACAAATTGTCCCTTCATGTTTTCTCCTATGGTTGATTTTTGCCCGAAATCGGAATTCGATTGCTTTAGTTCCTGCTGCAAATAAAAAGGGGCACGATAAAGTCGTGCCCCATCTTTATGTCTTGACGCAGATGACGGACTCGGTATCGAAGTGTCGCGCCTATTCGATAATTCCCGCGCGCGCCAGCTCTGACTTGACCGCGATCCTCTGCTCCACGCTCAAGGTCTGCAATGTCTTGTCCAGCACGCCCTTGTCGAGCTTCTCGCTGCCGGCCTCATCGTAGCTTTTTGCCAGGATTGCTGAAACCATTGGTGGAAGCGTCTTTCGCGCCATCCGAGCCGCTTGCGCCTTCAGATCGGCGTTGGATCTCTCTAGCTCCGCCACTCGTTCCTGCAACTGGCGTGCCCCCTCACCGCGCGCCGCGACCTCGTATGACGGCTGCTCCTGCACCGCCGCCACAATCCGGTCCACTTTCGAATTCAGCGCTTCTTGCTGTGTATCCAGCCGCCCCAGCACACGATCCAACGATTCGGCTGCATTCGCCAGCCTCTCCGCTGTCGCCATCAATTGCTGCACCACTTCTTCACTCATGCCGTGCTCCTTCTCGGTGATTTCACCGCAAACCGTTTTGTCGCGTTCTGACGACTACCTACCAGGTGCTAGCTCAATCCACGTGTTCCGGTACGCTGCCTTATCTCTCCGCAAAATCGCCGCTCCCGTGAAAGTTACTTTTTCCAATATCCAAACTTCTGCTCTGCTGTCTGCAAGCTCTACATCGGTGACCTCGTAAGACAAGCCAAGTCCCGCCACTCCCGCCGTTGCCATGCCCGCCTCGGCCCGGATCGTCGGACAACATCCGACAGCGCTTCTCAGTGTTTTTCCATTCCCGCCCATTGCCGTCGTTAAGCTCAGAATCTTTTCTGCCACTGCCCGCAGCGATGACCTCAATCGGTATCCTTCGCTCCAACGGCCTGACTCAGATCTTCCAACTCCCGCATGCATCCCGTCCGCTGGCGCGCGCTGCTCGTATAAGGAGTGCGACTTTGTACCACCGCCGCTTTTTGTCTTGGCGATTTCTTGCACAATCTCGGGAAAGTCCCTGGCAAACAGATAGCCACCTAACTCCAGGTTTCGGCCCACAATATCTGCACGCGTGATCACGCCCACCTTTCTCCGAACGTCGTGACGATCCAGCGTCGGCGAGTAATCCAACGCCATTCCCAGCAACGAGGGAAGCGCTGTCTCCGCCGCTCGCTTCGTCAGCACCACAACATGCCCCCTGGATCCTGAAGGAGCTCGCTCCGAAGGCACATCGACCATCGTCAATACACCCCGAAACGCCGTCCGGTTCGGGTGCCCCACGACTTCTGGCATCGCCACCGCCATACTCTTCAGTTCAAGCATCATCCATCCCCTTTTCTTGGCCCTGTCATCCTCAACGAAGCAATCTTGGTTAATGAAGCGAATCGTTATTACACCGTCGGAGATCCCTATACATCTGCCGGAATCGTCATCCCCCGAAGCTTTTCACGTGGGCTCGGTGCGGCTATCACCTGCTGTTGTCTCCAAATCTGGTAACCCCCTCATCCTCCTCACTTCATTGATCGTAAGCACGCCGTTCTGCAGCAGAATCTGCTGAATCTGCGCCTCCTCCAGCGGATCCTGAGTGTCGAGTTCTGCAAACACAAATTCCAGGTCGTTCCAGCCCAATCTTTTTTGAATCGCATCTCGCGTAAGATGTTCCGCCAGCAACCGGGCCGTCGGCACAATCGCCTGCCGGAATGCCAGGTCGTTGTACTCTTCCGCCGTTGATCGATTCACGTCCCGTTCCACTCCCAAATAAAACGGAGGCAGATCGAAAGCGTCCGCAATCACCCGCAGCAAAAATTCCTGCCACTGTAATCGCAAGTCCGCATCCGTCCCTCCACCGAATCGCAGCACTTCTGGTTTGCTCTCGACCGACAAAATCGGAACTCGCCCCGTCCCCTCGATCTCGTCCTGCCACCAGCGAATAAGTCGCTCGTGATGGTCAGGCGTCAAATCTTGCAGCCACAGCGCATACTGCACGACTGAGTTCGAAGCAAGCCGCGACGCATACCGGTGCGCCCCAAGAAATGCGTTGATCGTCTCAAACGCAACCTCAAGCCGTCCCAGCCCAAACGGTGTATGCGTCCGCGGATTCAGCCGGATATAGATCAACTCGTCATCGTCCAGTTTGATCTGGCTCCTCGGTCCCGACTGATCCGTAACCTGCAAATATCGCTGCCCCCGCGCGGAACCATCCCAGTCCAGATTCATTCGGATCGACGACCCATCCACCGGCCACAATAGCAACGGGAGTCTCGCATCGCTCGAAGTCTGCACCTCGATTGCGCCGTAGCCCCCAACAATGATGTCTTCCAGCACCTGCTCAGAAAAGGATCGGAAAGAGTCGTCAGGATTCGGCGCGTTGAAGTTCTCCGTCAGAATCTGCACCCGCTCCGCTCCATCAGGCATCGACTCCAAAGCGATCCCCTGCCGCGGCTGTATCCGCCAGCGCATGCCCGCAATACGATCCTTAATCGTATTGATCGCCCTCCGGGGAACCGGAATCTCCGAAAATCGCCGCAGGTTGTAGGCCGTCGGCTTAGGCATAATGTCGCCCGGCGGACCATACGAGTTAAAAATGGAAGGCAGAGGCAGAGTCCGCCGCTTACTCTCGGCCTTCCCCTGAGATGAAGCCGAAGACACTCCCGCAATCCGGCGCATAGCGCCGCGCAACGTTTCTGCAATTTTCATGATGATTTCTCTTTGTCCTCTATGCGCGAGGCTTTCTGACCAACGATTTCTCGGGAAATAGCGTATAGTCATCTATACGTATAGGCGGCTATACGCTTATCCCGTCGAGGAGTCCATGGCCGAAACAGAACTTACCCGCCTGACGATCGTATGGTCCAAAGACACCGATATTGCCTTGCGCACCCACCTTGGCGCGCACGGCTTTAAAAAAGGCGCCCTCTCAAGGTTCGTCGAGGACGCTGTCAAATGGCGCTTGTTCGATCGGACGGTCAACGAGGTCCGCGACGCCTTCGCCGACATGTCTCCCGACGAGCTCGACAGCCTGATCGACGAAGCGGTAGCCAGCGTACGAAAAGAAAAACAGCGTCAACGCAAACGCCGCACCAGAAGATAAGGCATGCGGCTGGTGATCGACACCAACGTCCTCCTCAGCGGCCTGATGTCTCCCGTTTCATCCTCCGCGCAGCTACTCGCGCTATGGCGCAATCGCGCCTTCGACCTCATCACTTCGACCGAGCAGATCGACGAAATCGCGCGTGTCACACGCTACCCAAAGATTCGCGTCCGGATTGCGAAGGCGCTCGCAGGACGTCTCGTCAACCGGCTTCGTGACGTGGCCATCGTCGTTAAGAACTTACCGAAGGTCGATCTCTCTCCAGATCCCGAAGACAATTACCTGTTAGCGCTGGCCCAGGCCGGCCACGCTCACTTTCTCGTAACCGGTGATAAACTATTGCTCAGTCTGAAGCACCACAAATCCACCCGCATAATTGCTCCAGCAGCCCTGCTCGAACTACTAAGGTGAACGTCGCAGCGTGAAAGCTCTACGCCCTCAACTTCCGCCGCGCCCTGGCCGCGATCTGGCATCGTTCGCCGTTCCTTCTCTGCCGTGGCCAATGATGACGATGCAGGCACTCCGGCAATCCGGCGCGTCGCGACGCGCAACTTCTCTTTAATGTTCATAAGATTGTCTTCTTAAGAAACCCAGTGTGGGGACAGCCGCCCTCGGCTGTCCGTCGAGCGAAGCTCGACCAGTTCCTTTCAATCTGACCCGGTCCAACAAAAGCCCCGCCGTAGCGGAGCCCGCACTTCAACCTCTTGATTCCGTTATTTGCCGCCCAGCAACGAACGCAGAAGCGCATTCATCGCATCGCCGAGCGCCGGCCCCAGGCCTACCAACCCCCATAGGAACCAATTCGTGGCCGCGACCCAAACACCTGCGTATCGCCGCAATCCACTGCCCAACAAAGCAGCCAAGAATGTCGCCACAGAAAGCAGGCCACCGACATTCGAGAGTCTCACCTCCAGATGATTGATTGAGTTATACCCCGGATCAAGAGGCACCCAACCGTATATCCCAATCACCAGCATCACACAGTAGAGCCCTTGAGTGCATAAGCCGAGCGATACCGCGACGTAGCCCAACCTCATTCGCAATACCGGATTCCCGCCTTCCACGGGCTCACGCCCTCGATAGAATGCAGCCGTCACCAGCAGGCAGATGTTGGCGACGGACAGCGCAATTATTGCGAACGTTTCTGCGGAAGGGTGAAAGCCCCGATTCACGCTCTCAACTCCCGGCGAGCCACCTCCGCAATCATCGGCATCTCCGCCGCCACCGCAATCCGAATCTTTTCCTCGTCCATCGCGCTGAGCGCAAACTGCACACTTTCCAGCCCACGATCGAGATCGTCGTCAATCACCGCCGTCAATGTCGGAGTCGCGAGCACCTTAGACATCACCGGCGCAATCCTTGGATACCGCGCCGCTAATAACACCGCAGCATCCACGTTCGCCTTCAGCGATACCGCATGAAACAACTTGATCTCTCCGCCCACGCGATAGCCAAAATCAAACTGAAAAGGATCACCCGGCTTTGTATAAGGAGCGACCGGCACTGGAAGTATGAACTTCGCAACCCCGGCCTGCTCAAATGCCTCCCGCATTCTCCTCAAAATCCGCTGCCGCCCGCTGGCAACGCGCTCGCCGGCAACCTTGGCCGATTCCAGATAAATCGAAGCCACAGTTTCGATCTCTAACGCCGGATTCTCCGCCACACAACTTTTCGTCGACGATAACTGGATAACGTTCGAGAACGAATCCCCCATCCTCTTTATTAGCGCATCGCGATCCTTCGCATCGACTAATTGTCCCCGAATCTCCCGTTCCAACTCCGCCAGCATCTCGAAATCCGCCTGCGGATCCAAACAGCGAACCCGCCGCCAATCTCGGGCGAATCGCACTTCCGCGAATCCGCTTCCGCCAGCCTCCACCATCACTACGCCAATATTGACAAACTCATCCTTCACAGCGTCCGGCACATACCGCAGCAGGAAAAACTCGAGCTGTCGACGATCTCCCATCACTTTGTCATTCCGAACCAGACGCCAAACCCGTTGATGAATCTACTCTACTTGCCTCGCGTACCTTCGTCTCCTCAGCGGGTCGCGCTCTTGGTCTCGGCGGCCTAAGCCTGTTCCCTCCACCCCGGAAACGGCCTCCGCGGCGACACCCGAAACGCTTCAATCAGTTCCCGCACCATGCCCCGCCGTCCAATCAAAGTCCGCACCAACTTCTCCAACTCATCCCACTCTCCGCCATACCACTCCGGAGGAATTTCCCCCGCCAACGTCCACACCACATCCTCGTCCATCTTCTCGATCCGCGACAGCCACGGCTCGAACGACTCCCATCCGCGTACGCTCCCATACACTTCATTCCGCGCATATACTCCCCGCAGCGGATAATCCGGAAACGTCCACTCCCCAGCATTAAAACAATACCCCTGGTCGATGAACGCCGCCGTATACTTCTTCTCTCGCAACCTTCTCCAGAAGGCTGCCTGCCGCCCATTTGCGTTCCCCGTCCACTTGTCGACAACCAGCATCCCCGCAAACGTCTCCAAATTTCTGACCTGCCCGAACATCTCCACTGGAAGATAATCCAGCACCTGGCCCTCCATCGGACTCACCGCATACCGCGACCCAAATTGTAGTCCCGCCTGGCATCGGATCACATCGTGTGCCAGTTGAATGCTCAGTTCCGGCGTGTGCTCCACCAGCCACTCGTCCACTTCCACTACTTCCGTCACCGGCACCGGCAGCCCCGCCCGCTCCGCAAGCCTTGTCCCCAGCATCTCATTCGTCAGCACCCGCAAATGCTGTGGATTGTTCCGAAACTTCACCACGTAAAATTGCTCGTCGGAGCAGCGCATCAAATGCCCCTGCGCTCCGCCTCGCATCTTTCTAACGTGTTGGATAGCTTCTACCAAAGTTTAGGTGGCGCGCTAGCTCTCTTGACCGCGAAAGCCCGCTATCTTATCGCATCTCGTCTTGATTCCAATGTGACGAATGACCGAATTCTGCGAGGAAAATCCTGTTCACTCTATCTGCAGGCTTGACATGCTCAGACGCCTCTCCTTTATTCCCCGTCCCGCATCCTCCAACCGCACTGCCAGCGCAATCGCCATAGCCATTACGCAATCATCATGCGCTCCATCCGCTGCGGCCGCATTGCCGTCCGCGCGCCTAACGAACGTTTTGCATTCACCCAGCAATCGCCTGCTGTGGAACGATCCGGGCTCCGTCATCAGCACCACTGCCATATTCTCAATCATCGCCGGCCTCGTCGCCGCAGACGTCAGCCAACCCGGCTGACCCCCTTTGTGATACAGATTTCGATACTCCAGGTGATTCAGATGCGCCAGCACCGCATACCCATGATTATTTCGCTCCACCGCAACCAGCGCCAATTCATATCGATTGCCAAGCTCGGCAACCCGCCGAGCTAGTTCGAACGGTGGAAAGTGCCCGTGCAATTCTGCACACTGGATCCCTACAGTCCGCTCAATCACCTGCGCGCACGCATAATCTCCATCTGCCCCTCCCCCAGCTGTATCCACTCCCACAATGTAGGCTCTGCCCTCCTGCGGCGGAAGCCAGATCGTGAGCCGTCCATTGTCCGCTGTTTCTGTCTCCTCGCCCGCCAACGCGGCCGCGCTTTCGATCGCTTCCCGGTCAAACACGCATTCTCCAGATACCAGGAAGCACGAACTGGCATCTTCGGCATATTCTTGTGCCGAAAGACTCCGAAAGATCTTGGTTTGTCTCCGCCGCCACCCGATCTGCCCTTCGTCGAGTTGATGACGGTCCATCAATTCATTCTCTTGAGCAGTTCGCGGAAGCGTACTCTGCGCGGTCACAATTTCCCGGTAGCTCGGTTCATACCACCAGGGGAAAAAGTGCTGTATATATCCGGTCTCACTCGCCTTCTGCCACTCGCTATAAAACACTCCTGATGCCCCGTTCGGCGTCGATTCCAGCACAATTTCGCCTTCCGGCGTCACCGCCGCGCGCAGGGACGCTAACGACTCCGCCGCGTCGCGGGGCCAACGGGAGACCTCCGAGCAATGAAGGTAATGTATCGTCATCCCGCGCCCCGCGTTCGCATCCGCCGCCTCTACTCGGTATTCGCTGTCCAGCCGCGGAAATACCAGTTGGCGGACATTTGAGCGCGAATGAATCAACGCTCCATCGCGCAGCTCATCGGGCAGGTTCTCCCAGAAGCGCCGCACAATATTAAACATCCCCTCCGCGGACTCCTGGCTGTGCGCCACCTGTACCGCCAGGGTCCCCGGTCTCGAAATAGTCTGTAAAAAAAATCGCGCCGCAACGTACGTCGTGATTCCCAACTGGCGAGCCTTGAGCACAATGTTTTCCTTGCCGCATCGCCGCGAATACTCTAATTGCGCACGGTTCAACTTCAGCTCTTGGCTCGCGCCATTCTTAAGGCGAATCTTCAACCAATCTTCAATTACCAGATCGCGCACGCATCGCCCATTCACCTGCGTATCGAGATGTCGTCCCAAATACTGCAGCCAGTAAAGATCATCCTCCACCGGTTCACCTTTTCGTAGTTCGTGCCTCTCGCAGCCTTCTACGGCTTAGGCCTTGCTGAACCCAGACAGCCGGGCCGACGCCTCCTGCTCAAAGTTCTGTCGAGTCCTCGTTCCGCATCCTCGCATATTGTCGAATCCCGTCGCGCAGTAGCGGATTCCTTTCCGTTAGCTGGTACAGTCCCTGCCAGTCTCGTTTCAAATCAAGCTCTGGGTCATATCCCGACTGAGCCAGAAACCTCCAACGCTGGTCATAAGATCGATTCCGTTTCGATCCGTGAAAAAGATGATTCACCAGTCCGGGCAGGTACCCCACATTTCGTCGAATATATTTTTCCGCCTGCTCCTGCCACTCTTGGCAACGTCGGATGTACGTCGGCGAATACCCCGAATACAGTGATCGATGAACCTGACCCACCAACGCCGATGCCATATGCCAGTCTCCCTGCCCCAAAATGGCGTGGTCGATCAACATTCCAACATTCTCCAGCGCGCTTCGCTTTGCCGCCCAGGCAAAGCCAGGATGCCAGAATTGTCCGCTGTGCACGCTGTAATAACCGTATGTCGGCTTCTGCGCCATGAATGCCGGCTCATGCGGACTGGGCCGGTCCGTCACCCACTTGTATAGGAAACCCGGGGTCGTGGTCAGAGGTTCGTAATTCGGGCCTACATCCTGCGCATGGCTGAACATTTGCAGCACGTCATAGTGCTGCAGAAGCTGCAACGTCTCCTGCGCCCAGTCCGGCCGGTTGAATTTTATATCCGCATCGATCCACGCGACATATTTCGCCTCGGCTGGCAGGCGCTGCATCAGCAGGTTCAGGGCATTTTCCTTGTGCCAGATTTCATGTGCTGTCCGCAATTGCAAATGCCGCGGATTGTCCGCTTGAGTCACTTCAAAATGCCGCTCGCCAAACCCCACCTCCGCTGTATATAAGATCGCTCCCGCCGCCTCGCACTCACGCTCGAACATCCAGTAGTTCCAGTACCGCGACCTCCAGCGCAAAGGATTCTCCAGCATCGTCACCACATACAGCCGGTCCGCCAGCATATGGAGCCCAGGCCGCGCCTGCGAGGGATGATTGATGCAGCGCGCGCATTCGCAGCGCACATGATGTTGCAGCTTCCATTCATCGCTCACAGAATCGCTCCTCGTCTTTTTTTTCATTCGAACGGGCATTGTTTGCGATCCGTACCTCGGATCTCACGCATCCTTGCAAAATCGCATCAGACTACTTCAACAACCCCAGACTGGCCCAGCGCGCGAACTTCCGGTGGCTATGAATCCGCAACCCCGCCGTGGTGTGATCCAATTCAGCGTTGCCGCTCTTGGCCGTTATCGTGGCGTTGTATGAAGCTACGAACTCACTCGCGCTCAGCGGAGCTTGTTTCTTTACTTGTCTGGCAGCCATCGCTGTCATTGCCGGCGATGCGCCCGACTTTGCCAGCGGTACAATCGCCGCCACTGATTGCACCTCCGACAGCAGTACTCCCAGCGCCGCGCCAATCTTCGCCTGCGTGGCGGCATCCTTTATATGCAGTGCCGGCAACAACCCGTTCATCGTCGTGTCCACCGCGCCCAACGCGCTCTGAATCTGACTGAGCAGCCCTGGTTGTGCCGCCACGTTAGCCTTCTCATACTGCGTCATCAATGATTGCAGCAACTGTAGATCTGCCCCCGCCTGATTCCCGGCGCTATTCACCATCTGCAAATCGGCAGTCGAGACGGCGCCCTGCAGCGTCGCTACTAAGGTCACAATGTTCGCCGTCGCAGGAATCAGCGCCGCCACAATCTGTTCCGCCTGCCCAGTCCAAGCCGTCGAACACGCCGTTAATGTCAGAACTCCACACATCAGCGCCGCCGCGAATGCTTTTCTGATTCTCGTGTTTCTCATGACTGCATCTCCTTGCGTCGATTTTCTGACCCTCAAACAAAGAGGCACGGATTTAACCGTGCCTCTGGTCCGAGTCCGCCAATGATTTTGATCCTGTATTCCTAGTAAACTGCCTTGCAAAAGCTCCCGCGCCTGCCCCTCGCTCACATTGCACTCTAATCCGGCCACGGTCCGCTCAGCCCACATGCGGACGCACAAACATACTGTGTCTGCGTTTGGGCCGCATCAATCGCCGAAACGTTTGCTCCGGCATCAGTCCCATCCGCTGGCGCTTCCGCTCCGCCGCTCTTGAACACGCTGCCTGCGATCAGCGCGTAGCCGTGGTAATCTCCCAGCGCCAACGGCATACTGGACGCGCTCATCGCCCCTGTGAAGCCAACGCACCCCGACGTGGGCGTCGCGCCCGTGCAATACGACGTTGCCGGAAAGTACATCGCCGGACTCGCCACTGGGAACGCAGGATTGTTGCCGTAGGCCGTGTACAGCGATCCATTGCGTCCAGGAAAAACATTCCTGTCCGCCGTCATGCTGCTGTAGTCGTAGTTGAACAGTTCTGTCGGCGTACCTTCCCCCGCATCGCTATTCCATCCCGAAGTCCCCGTACCTACGCCCACCACGAAAATATTGTTCTGCAGCGCCGTGTTCCTTGCATAATTGGGGCCTGAATTCTGGCTTTCCTGGTTCGAGCTATAAAGGATGGTTTTGGAATCGCTGACCACCGTGTTGTGCGCCAGGTAAAGATTCTGCGGATTGCCATTGATGTTGGTTAACGTGCAATAGCCGGATGTGTCGCTCGTTCCCGGCGAAACCCCGCTCCACAAATAACTCACGGTGATGCCGGCCGCGCTGTAGCTCCCCGTCCAGGACGCCGAGCCGCCCGTTACGATCGGTCCAATGCCCGAAGGGTAAGTTCCCCAACTATGACTGCTTACCGGCACGTTGAAAGCCGTAACCGACTGACAGTTGGTGATCGTGACCGCATCACCGGCGCTGATATCCATCACTTGTTCGCCTGGGCCGGGATTGCTGGCGCTGGTAATCAGCGTGGCAGTCAACGTCCCACTCCCCGTGCCGAGAGAGACTGCTGGAGCCGACGTATAGCCCGATCCCTGGTTGGTAATCGCGGCCGCGCTCAACGCCCCGCCGGAGCACGTATAAGTTCCCGCTGCCTGCAGTCCGCCCGCAATATTGGGCGCCCCAATCACCAGATTTCCCGCCACGCATCCCGTCCCTCCGGCAGTCACCGAGAAACTCGATAGCTGTCCTGGGCAGGTTCCTCCCGTGGTTCCCGTCGCCCCGCCGTTGACCGCGCAGATGCCAATAAATTGCGCGTGCGAAGCGTCGGTTTGCGTTACAGTTCCCTGCCATTGAAACCGCGCCGCCGAGGCTTCTATGTTTGACGCCCCAACTCCCACACATCCCGGATTCGACGCAGAGATGTTATAGAAGAGATTGTTGGACCACAGCCCGCGCTTGAACGGATACGCAACTCCGCCCCCGTCCCCATCATTCGGTGTCGAGCCGTCTACTTCCCAGCCCTCGCATGTGTTGCGCGCAATGTTGTTGACGTAAGTGATGTCGCTCATCGCCAACTGATAATTCAGCAGCCAGTTCTGCACGTTCCAATCGCCGATTACGCCTGCCTGCCCCCCGGAGTTATCCGAGTTCTCAAAAATGTTCCCGGCATAGAGAACGCGTTCTCCATTTTTTAACTCGGCAACATTCTTACGCTCGATACTGGTGTTTGATGGCCAGTGAGCATTCCCTGCTCCAATCGTCATCTGGCCGAGCCACGCGTAAGGAAAGGTAAAACGGTTGCGCCGTATTTCCACATCCTGAAACGGCATCAACCCAAAGATCGAATAGGGTGTATTGGATTCCGCTCCGCCGGTGAACAGCCCAATCGAATCTCCCTCAACCCAGTTGTGATCGAACTTATATGGCCCTTGCCCCTGCACGTTGATGGCATGGCCTTCGCCTCCAGGCCGCAGCACTTGGCTGACTTGCGAATCCACCACTGAGCAATAAGAGCAGTCAAGATTAATTCCAGCCGAGACCGAGTTCGCACCCGCCGCCAGCGTCGTCCAATCCCCGTGTACCCACATCTTGCGAAGGTGAATATGGGAAGGAAATTGAGGCAGGCTCGTCTCGCTCAACGACTGCGCCATGTTCACGATGTTATTGTTGCCCGTGTTTCCCGCGCTCATCCTCGCTTCGCCATCTTCAATCAGCCAATGGTCTGGTCCAATAGTCGTGCCGGAGCACTTCGGCGGCTGAGATCCCGACGAGGTTCCGGTCGGATCGCAAAAGCTGATCCCTGAGGGATTCGTCCCAGAACTCTCTACCGTCCACATGTACTGCACATCGTTATATGCACTGGTATTGGTCTCAGCGCCGTTTGCCAGAGTAAACGCGCCGGCTGGAATCGCGGTCTGCGCCGTTCCCAGTTGGTAGTACATGGCATCTCCCGCGCAGTCCGGATTATCGAATCCAATATCGATCGAGGTCGCCAGGTTGTCTTGTATTCCGTGGGAGCACACCGTGGTTCCATTAGGTAAACTCGAATCCTGGGTCGATCGCAGCACTAGAAAGTTGGCAGAAGCAACCGTGTTCGATTGCGGAATCACCAGTCCCAGCGCGTTCGACGTGGTGTACAAACCAGGCGGAATGTCAAGAGCGATTCCAGCTCCAGCGGCCGTTCTGCAAGCCTCCGCATCGTTTACCGCCAGTTGAAGTCCCGCAAAGGTCGGCGTGCCAACCGTCCAGTAAGGGAGATTAAACGTGCAACTCGCGGGCGTAACGCCTACCCACGCCTGCGTGCCCAGATTGAGCTCGTAAGTGTAAAGCGCATTGCCTTCATTGTTATTCACCCACAGTTGCGGCAGGCTGGGGGATCCGGGGCACAGATAAAATGGCTCTCCGCAGTTTACCGAACCCAACCCGATAGAGAAGTGCGATCCCGCCTCGTCGGTGCCGTACACCGCATAGCCCACATATGCGTGTGCCCCAATCTCCCACCCGCTTCCGTAACTGTTCTGGTTTATTCCGTTCAGATCGTACTCATACGCAGTTCCTAAATTCTGTCCCGCGTCCACAACCGGAGAACTCCTCGTCGGACGGAAATCCAATGCCATGCTCGTGGCTGGCAGCTTGTAATAAGAATTCCCGTCCGAGCCGCTTTCCTGCATTCCCCCCAGCAGCCAGTTCGCCAAACCCGTATTTGTTTGGATTGTCGCGCCGCCCGCGTTGAAATCCGCTATGAGATTCGTAATCTCCGTCGAACTCAGTTCATTCAGGTGCCAGAAAATTCCCCAAGGCACTCCCCACACCTGCTCCTTCCACACCAGCGCCTGAATTTTCTGATCTAAAACCGTCGGCTGCAGTGCCTGCCACGAGGGATTCACTCCAAAACTAGTAATGTTCTGCACGTCGAAACCGTCTGCGTAGGTGTCCTTTACTCCTAAATCTTCTTTCAGAGCTCCGCGTGCCCCGGTATACGGCACCCCGGCCGTGATCCCCTGCATCGTGGTCGTTTCGTATCCTCCCGGATATACATACACCGGCGTCGCTGGCAGCCCCGTCAAATTAGTCGTCATCCATTGCCGCGATAACGTAATCTCGTCCGTTGTCAGCCGGGTCACATCTAACTGCATATGGTAGGCCGTGCTCTTTACATCCTGACCGCTAACATCGGCCAAATCCTGTGCCAGCAAGGCCGATTCCGTATATGCGGAACACCCTGTTCCATAAGGCCCTTGGCAGGTCGGAATCTCCGTAGCGGTGAATTTTCCCGTTGCCAATAATGCCAGTCGCAACGCTTTAATCGTCCCTTCAGCCTGCCCCTGGGCAAGGTTGTAACTCACACTATCGCTCGCCCCGGTCACCGTGATCGTCAGCGTCTTGCCGCTTATGCTCAACACCGCCGCCGTTCCGCTTCCCGTGTACTGAATTTCTAGGGCATCTGTATTGGTGTAATACGTATGCGACATCGAATGCGACGTCACATCTCGTCCCCCATTTACCCATCCCTGAAATTCCGACACCAGCGTCTGCGCAAGCGGGTACCCCACCGTGATTGCCGCGCCCACCGGAACTCCCGCCGCGTCGGCAATTGGCAACACCGTGCTCGCGTAATACGTGTCCGCACCCGGCGTCATTCCCGCATCATCCAAAGTCAACGTCACTTGCGCCGGATACCTCTGCCATTCCTGGACTGCTGGCGCTGTATCCGCCGCAACATTCCCCCCGCCCGCGATTGGCCCGCCCCCGCTTGTCCACTCCACATCCGTCGAGCCCGCCACGGCAAGGCTCGAAGCATAAAAATGACAGTACGAGTACGTCACGGCCCCAGTATTATCTACCAACGCCCCGTCCCGATTCGCGTACCCCTTGTCGTTCACCATCGCGATCGCCGTCGCCGCCCCGTCAAATCGGAACCCGTCATAGTTCAGATGAGCCTCCGCGTTATAAATCTTGATGTCGCCCGGCCCCGGAGCGGTTTCATTCACGTAAAACCCCAGGGGCTGCGTTCCCTCAGGAATCATCGAATCTGCTTCCATATTCGCGAATACCAGATGATCGCTCGCACCCTGCACATACACGCCATAATCATCGAACCAGTTCACCAGAAAATGCTGGAACGTCAGCCATGACCGTCCATTAATATCGATGACCGGCACATTGCTTAACGCCATCGGGACGATCGGCTCGTTGTAGTACGTCGCCGGATTCCCCGCTGAATAAACGTAAATGAATCCGTTTGCCAGATAAAAATCCCATTGCGCCGTTAGGTTCGACGACACAGCCGCAACCTTCTGCCCCCAGATGGATCCGAATAAACAAAAATTGATTGTCGAAAACGTTGCCGGTACGGGCGCCTTCCATGCGTTCCCCGTAACCAATACCCACGTCGAGGACGGCACTGCGTAATATCCGGTGAGGTTCGGCGCCGCCCCGGTGCCGTACGCATCAAAGACAATGGGATTCCCCGAACTTCCCGAAGAGGCCGGGGTCAAACCTTCATTCCAAACATCGCCGCGCTTAAACAGAATCGAATCTCCCGGTTCAAACGTCTGCCCGTTCACATGCGCAATCGTCTGCCAGGCGTTCCCAGCCGACGTCCCACTGTTCAAATCGTTCCCGCCGCTCGAGCTCACATAGTAAGTCGCCGCCCATACGTTCGCGCTGGTCAGCAACAGGAGGGCCGAAACAACCCACGATCCCTTGGTCCTCATGCGTAGTCGTTCCGCCCCTCGCCTCTTCGTACTCTCACCGGCTTTGATGGAAACTTCCACGGCCACTCTCCACTTCCTCGCTTCAAAAGACGAAAGCCATCAGCTTTCGCCAATGGCTCTTGGTAATTGTTTTGCCAAGGTCCGAGACCCGGCTCCTGAAGACCTATCCCTCTCGTTCTGCTTCATCCTCAACGCTGTCGGCGCTGTCACCCATGTCATAATTCTGCAACCCCGCGTTCGGCGAGGTTGCTGGCCCCGGCTGGGTCACCCGGCTTTCCGAAAATGCCGGCGTAGTCTGCCCACCATCAGCATCCGTCCCGCCCCAGTTCGTAACTGCCGGATTTCGATCGCTTTGCTCGAACGACTGCATGCCAGACGGTTCTTCCAGCTCAGGTTTGATCGCATTGCTCATAAATCTTTCCCCCTATCGCGAATGTTTCCTGTTCAAACAAATCAATGCCCTCCATTCACTAATGAATCTCCCACGCCACCGTGGTCGATTCAGTCGGATTGTCCGCCGGAATAGTGATGCCATTGTTCAGTGTTCCACCAGCCGTCACGCTCACCGAACTCCCGCTGCCCCCGCCCAGAAAGTTGAATCCCGCCGAACTTCCTCCGTAAATCTGTGCGCACGAGCTCGTACAGCTGCTCGTGATGGCCAGATAATACTTGCCAGGCTGCAGCGTTGCACTCGCTAGCCAACTGAGAGTCCTCCATCCCGTGCTCGGCGCAAATGATGCCCCCGACGCGCTCCCAATGTGAGCCACAATATTCCCAGCGCTGTTCAGTACGCCCATGTCATAAGTGTTGCTAGAATTGTCTGCCGTTGAAACGTAATACGTGACCTGTGTCGTACTCAGCGGAAACGTCAGCACTACGCCCCACACTTCCGCCTTGTTCGCTGTGCTTGAGAACGTCACCGGATTCCCAGTCGTGCCCGTCGTAAGCCAGGGAATCGAATACGATGCGCTGCTGCTCACGTTCGACCCCGGCATGTCGAAAAACATCTGCACCGTCGTGCCCCCTGCACTCGCCTGCAGTACCCGGCCCAGCACCTGCACCCCGGCGGGCTGCGTCGCGCCCGCATCATGGCATAGCGGATAGAATCCGCTACTGGCCGTGGTCGACTGCACAACGAAATCTCCAACCACTGTTGCCGTCCCGTCGAAATTGCAAAAAGCCGATCCCATGCGAGCCAGAGTCACTACTCCGGAAGTGCCCGCATTGGCAATGACTACTCCGATGATTCCACTGCTCGATGCGCTTGATGGCTTCGCCGCGCAACCTGACGACGTCAGCACCGCCAATCCATTACTACTCGTGCCATTCGTCGTGTCATTACATAGCTCATAACTCTGGTTGGCGAATTTTCCCAACTCGAATCCGCTCCCGCTGGTCGCGTTTCCTGCCGCATACAACGTCCCCGGACGCAATCCGCTCCCGCTTCCAGAGCTATTGAATGATCCAACGTTATACGCTTGGTCTGTCCAGGGCTTAAAGTTACTGCTCGCATCCACCACCCATTTCAGCCCGCTATTAATCCACAATCCCAGCCCCGGCGCTGCCCCGGATGCCGAATTCTCGCTGCGAACCACTGCATAGTTGTCCGTCGCGTCATAGCCCAGCGATGTCCGCTGCCACGTCGAGCTGTTTGTATAACTTGAATACACATGGAGGTTCTGCGCCGTTGTGCCGTTATATTCCCCCACATCATTCGCATCTTCCTGGAAAAGATTCGAGAAGTAGGAGCTCGTCGCTGTCGTCGCCACCTTCTGCGGTGCCCCGGAGTTCGCCGAAATGTAAAAGTTCCCGTCGTTTGAAATTCCCAGCGCAGAGGTTCCTGCTCCCGCCGCCGCCATCGATGTCCCTGGAATCGGCGAACTCACCATCCATGGGCCCGCCACCAGCAATTGCCCGTTCACCGTCACGTTCCCGCTGAACGTTCCGGCCGCAGCGCTTACCCCATTACTCCCTGCGTAATTCAGGGTCGAACCGCTGTCCGTCAGCCCACCGTCTCCGCTTACCGCCGTTCCGTTTGCCGCGTACATTGCAACCTGTGCCGCGTTTCCGTTGTTAACCGTTCCGGAGCCCCCACCACTCCCACATCCGGTGCAGGTTCCCGTCACCGTCAAATTGCTGTTGATGGTCACCGGTACGTTGAATGTTTTCTTCGTCGCGGTCAGTCGCTCAAGGAAACTCACATTGTCACCCGCATTTCCTATGTAAGCGGAAATCGCTGCCGGCGCCCCAAATGCCAGTTGTACGGCATTCACCGCCGCCCCGGGCGCATCGTTTCCAATGTAACTATCGCTTGCGTCGGTTGCCGCCCGCTTACCGCTGCTCGCTTGGGTCTTTGACGGATTGGAATCAACCAGCGTGATTATTTCTCCGCTCGGAACCGTTTGAGCGTTCTTCCGTTCCACAATTACTCGCCCTTTCAATCCATTGGTCGATGCATTATTGTCGTCAAGCAGCGTGGAGACCCCTCCGAGTGCCTGCACGTAAGCGTCTTTGTAGCCAGCTTGCGTATTCTGCAGAGTTGTAACTGTTGGAATCGCCCGTCCGCACAGGGCCTCAACGCCCTGCAGAAGCGAGTTGGTGTCGTAGGTGAAATTCCCACAACCCGCGCTCGTCCCCGTCACGATTACCGGCCCTGGCCAGAACATTGCATCCGGCGTATACTCCGTAGGATCGGTAATCGTGACGGCCGCCGTGGCGATGCTCACGTTGTCCGTAAAAGAACATTCCAGACTCGAACATTGAGTCACACCCGTCGCCACCGACCCGCATGCCCCCGTGGTTCCGCCCGTGCAACTCGCCGTCGTGGGCGCATTGCTCGGGTCCGTCGTTCGCAGGATCGTATAACTTCTCAGCGTATTGGTTGGTGCCACCCGCGGAAAGAAGCCACTTACAGTTGCACCCGATGGAGCCGCAGAGCCGAAGTACAGGGGCGCACTAGCCCCTAGCACAGAATCAATCGCAACCAAGTAATAGTAGTAAGTCTGTGATCCTCCCGCAGCAAACTGCGGAACCACTCCTTGCGGTCCCTCTCCACCCGTCCACCTCGTAGATCCTCCAAAGCTGTAAACCCCCATCGAATTTCCGCACCCAGAGGAAGATGTGCACGAAGGTGTTTCTGGATTCTGGCATCCATTGCTTTGCTCAATGTAGATGTCGTTCAAGATCGTGTTCGAGAACCCGCCACGCCGGTTGCCCGTGGATAACCCATACTGGGCAAATCCTTGTGTAATTCCACCGTCCCAGATAACTGTGTTCCCATTGAATGCCGTCAATCCGTTGCCCGTGCAACTCTCGCTCAGATCGACATTCTTCAGCCATGCTACGGTCGCGTTAGCCGACGGTCCCGGGAAGTAAAGCATGTTCCCGCAATATGGCGAGGTTGTTGTACACGCATCCCCTGCCCCCAGGCTCAGAGCCCCCGGTTTGAAGTCCGTCAACGAAAATGCTTGATCGTTTAGCACAGTAATCCCGTTGTTGAAGTGCCCCGCGATCTGCATCGCCATTCCACCCGGCTTGCTCATATCGAAATCGCTTATGATGTCGTGGTTGCTGTTAAGTAATACCGGAGCGTTCAGGATGTTGATGTATCCGGGTGTTGTCGTCACCGGAATTCCACCCCCGCATCCAGAATCGGGGTAACTAACCGAAGTCGAAGTCACCCCGCTCACTCGCGTCAATCCCGCCGAGACCGAACCGCCCCAGAAATGCGAGACGTCCGTACGTTGCACATCCACCAAATCTCCCACTTGGATTCCGTGCGCAACTGTGGTGGTGATCGTCGCTATCCCGCTTGTGCACTGTACCGATGCAATCGGCCAGCCGTTGATATCCAACTCCGAGGCCATCCTTACCCCGCTTAGCGTTAACGGCCCAAATCCGATTCCAGCGCCGTCCGCTTCAACGCAGGCATCCCGCGTATAGCAATCCAGCACCGTTCCCTTCGCATCCCACTTCACGTTGTTGGTCGGCATGTGGATCGTGCCGTAAACCTTGTACATCAGAGAAACATTTCCATTTGCCGCGCTCGTTCCTGCTGGGCCGGTAACAAGATACGCATTCCCTGTCCCGTTTGTACCCGTTACGTTCGCCGTCGAAGCTAGGGATTCGTAGATTCCGCTCGACGCCGAACCGAGCGTGTATCCAGTCGCATGTGAATTCTGGGGCGTGAACTTAATGGTTCCGCTATTTCCGCCCGGGACGCACGATCCCCCGCCCTGCAGTCGTACCGCCTCAGGTGTTCCCACCCCCGATATATAAATGACGCCGATGGTGTCTCGACCATCGATTCCAGCCGGACAGGGAGCCAACGTTACGGTAGCTTGCACTCCACCGGTCAGCGCCCCGCCCGGGTTTTGCGCCCAGTTATTCGCCGTCGCCGCATATTGAATATTCAGGAGATTGTTGACGCTGAAACCCGTCCCTGGCACTTGCACAATATTCTGATTCGCTGAGGGGCTCACAGACACAACCCCCGTCCCGTTCGTCAGCGTCGTCGGCGCATATTGCCCCGTCCCTGACAAATATGTCAGTACTTGTCCGTTTACCGGCGTGCCGGTCGCCACAGGAACGCTCTGAATCGCCGTCGCATTCGCGCTCGATCCGCACGGCCCCCACGTCCCATTTCCCAAGAGGCAATTCAACCCCGTAGCTGTACCGCTTCCCAATTCGCTTATCGGAACCAGCCCGCTCACCAAATCCGCCTTCGCTGCGGCGCTCAAGTCCACATATTGTTTAGGCGCGGCCTGAAGGGGAGCCGTCGGACTTCCGCTTAAGGTCAGCGCGCCTGTCATCGCCCCGCCCGCCGTCGGCAGATAGTTCCCCGCTCCTACCCCGGCAATCGCCGTGTCCACATATGTTTTGTTGGCCACGTCTCCCGTGCTCACTGGCGCCGGTACGCTCGGCGGCGACGCGAACGACTTAGTTCCACTGATCGTCTCCGCTCCCGCTAGGTGAACCACTGCGTTGTCGTTCGCCTTGGCCGCCAGCGCCGTGTTCACGTACTGCACAGACGCCCCTGGAGCTGCCGTTCCCGATCCCGGCGTCGTTCGCACCTGCGCCAGGGTTGCCGGTGAACTCGTCGGCACCACCCAATATTCGGTTTTCACTTCGCCTGGGCCCAGTTGATAGACCACCGTGTAATACACGCCCGGCGGCGTTGCTCCCGCGTTAGGCGCCAAGGCCACATTCAAAGCCCCGTTCGCTCCCAGCGTGACATCCAGCGAGCCCTCGGACATCGCTGCCCCGCTCGCCGTTACAAACGCCGGCCATGTAATTATCAGGACTCCCTGAGCCGTACTCCCATCCGCTTGATAAACCGTGTCGATCACGCTTGTCAGAGTCGGTCCGCTCTGCGGTGCCGGTGATGCGGCGCGCGGCATTGCTCTTGCCGCGGTTGGCTTCGCCGTCGCGGAACTTGGGGGCTTTTCCCCACTTCGCGCAGACCCTTCTTCTCGCGCGGAGACTTGGATGCTCATGCCCACTATCAACGTAAGCGCCAAATAAAAAAGCCGCCCCGCCGGGCGGCATGCCTGAAACATACTTCCTCCTAAAACTCGTCTAACTTACTCACCGCGTCTCGCCTTTAGTCCGTTGTCACTCCCTACTGTTCAAGAACTCTTCCACGCTCCTTACATAAACTTCTGCGAAATCAGCAGCCGGCCGGCGCGACTCGATCAATTCCATCGCATCCTCCACTGTCCACCCCATCACTCCGAGCAGCGCCAGCGTCATCATTGGGGCCCGATGCACCCCGGCCGCGCAATGGACAAATAACTTTGTCTCGCTCTCCTGCAGTGCCGCCAATCCGAACTCTACCCCCCGCGTAAATACCTGAGCCGGCTTCGGCTCAAAGTCATCATCCACTGGATTCCAGCACACCGCAATTCCGTGTCTTCCCGCTAGCGCCGTGTCGTCGAACTCGATCTGCATGTCGAGAATGTGCGTAATCCCCACGCGTGATACCGCCGCCATGTTTTCCGCGTTCCAGATTCCGCCTCCCACCGCGATCCGATCGGTCACCCATGTGATGTCGATCCCCACCTTGCGTCGTCTGACCTTTCTGTCCGGCCCAGTGTTAATCGAAATCGCATTATCCAACCCATTTTTTGCGATTCTCTCCAGCGCCTTTCTCACACTCTCGCGCGATTCCGCTCGCGGCGAGATAGACAGCGCTGGCGGCCGGCTCCTCTCCGTACTGAAGCCCCGCTTCATTCTACGGCATCCCCCCCAACCCCCATGACTGACGATCCCCATACCAACGGAGCCGGTTGCGGGGTTTCCAAAGCGCGACCCGCCGTCCTCACCTGTCCACTCGATCGCAGATCAACATCTTCTTCGCACGCAGCCGCAACGCCGCCATTCGCCGCTTCCACTCCTAGGGTTTTCGAGTTCTCAGCATCCACAATCGGATCAATCGGCACCCCCAGCCGCTCCAGTAGCTTGTAAACTACAGAATCTTTCCCCGACCGTGCCTTTTCCGGTGCCGGATACACGCCCGCTACTTCAAACAGATACTTCGCCTGAGCTAACTGTCCCGATTTAGCGGCTTCTATCAGTCCGTTCGCAATGGCCCCCGCCGACTTCAGCA